CGCTGATAAGGCGGGAAAGAAGCTGCGAGGCGATCTTCCAGGAATCAAGGCGAAACATGGAGCGTACGGGAAGGTCCGGAATCGTGCGAAGAAGCCGTTCAGCAAGGAAGCCAAAGCATATCGGGCTGATGTTAAAACGGCATATTTGAAGCATCTCGAATCTTCGGCGAATGAGTTGACGAACATTCGTGGAACTCGCCAGTACACGTTGAAAGAAAAGGGAAAACCGAACACCAGTCAGTACCTCTGGCAAGTTTCGACTCAGCCGATCGCACACGCTGCAGATGGAGTTGGCACTTTTACAGTTCGACCTATTTTCGATGACGAGGGTTACATCATCGACGTAGAGATGGTCGATACCTCGATGGCTCAAACCATGGAGCTAGGTGCTGATTTTTTGCAGCACATGGGCATGAAACTCTAGGAGCGGAGTAAACCATGCCACAACTTCGTGCAACACTGAGACACGCTTGGAACGTGTTTCTCAATAACGATCAACGAACTCGTCCCTATACTCAGTATTACGGCGGCGGCTCTGGAAGACGACCCGATCGCGCGCGACTTCTCGTTTCGAACGAACGTTCGATGATCACCTCGATCAACACGCGAATCAGTATCGATGTCGCCTCCGTAGATATGCGTCACGTAAGATTGGACGATGAGAAGAGGTATCTCGAAGATATTGAGAGCGGTCTCAATAACTGTCTAACAGTGGAGGCCAATCTCGATCAAGCAGCTCGCGCCTTTAGGCAAGATATTGCACATACCCTTTTCGATAGAGGCGTTGCAGCTCTCGTACCAGTTGATACGTCGATCAATCCGGAGACATCTGGAGGATACGACATCCTTACGCTTCGTGTTGGCGAAATTGTGATGTGGTATCCAAAGCATATTCGCGTAAGCGTGTATAATGAAGCGATTGGTCAACGCGAAGAGATTACGCTCAACAAATCTGCAGTAGCTATCGTCGAGAACCCGCTGTATGCGGTTATGAATGAGCCAAATTCGACGTTGCAGCGTCTTATTCACAAGCTCAATCTTTTGGACTCCGTTGACGAGGCTTCTGCTTCGGGAAAACTCGATCTCATTATTCAGCTTCCGTACGTGATCAAGTCCGAGGCACGTAGACAGCAGGCAGAGCAACGTCGTGCAGACATCGAGTTCCAGCTGAAGGGCAGTCAGTATGGAATCGCCTATACGGATGGTACTGAGAAGATCACCCAGCTGAATCGACCCGCCGAGAACAACCTGATGGCGCAGATCGAGTACCTGACTGAGATGCTTTACGGTCAACTCGGTATTACCAAAGAAGTTATGAACGGAACTGCTGACGAAAAGACCATGATCAACTATTGGAATCGGACTGTTGAGCCGATGCTCACCGCAATTGTCGAGGCTATGCGACGAACGTTCTTGACAAAGACGGCGAGAACTCAAAAGCAAAGTGTCATGTTCTTCCGTGATCCGTTCCGTCTCATGCCTATCGGTGATATCGCTGAAGTGGCCGACAAGTTTACTCGTAACGAAATCGCAAGTTCGAATGAGATCAGACAGGCGATTGGTATGGTCCCTCATAAGGACCCGAAAGCGGACCAGTTGATCAACAGCAACATGCCGCAGCCGGTATCGCCTCCATCTGATGGATCTCAGCCTTTGCCAACAGATCAGCCCGTGGCTCCGGCTGGAGAAACTCAACAGATCATGTCGGATTCATTCGATGAAATTGACTCAGCTCTTGACGAGGCCTTTGCGGGGCTGACGTCTAGTAACGGGAGTGGTCCCTAATGGAGTTGCCAGACGGGACAATCCTCATGCATGGGAAAGCTCCATACGATCCACGAAAAGCCCATGAGTACTACATGCGGACAAGGCAGCTCAAAGGTCGAAAGAAGGGGACCAGTTACACGGTCAAGACTGATGGCGGAGGTACTATTCGTCTTTCAGAGCAACAGCTGAAAGAGCAGAAAGCCTACGCCTCCAAGAGAGTCGGTGAGATCAAGACCCGTCTACTTGAATTGAGCGCAAAACTTAAAGAGATGAAAGCTGCTGCTCAACGAAAGACGGTTCATAAACCGACCGCGGCGGATCGTTCGAAGACTAAGCGTGATGCCAGGAAGTACAGAGAGAAGCATCGTTCGGAGCTCGCTTCAAAAGCACGAAGAAGAGCGAGCAAGACCCACTCATCGAAGTCACATACCAAACAGAGTGGAGTCGTTGAGCTCGAACATAAGATCGTCAAGATTCGGAGCAATCTTCGAGCTGCAGTGGCTAAGCAGAGAGCGCTGGCTGCAGCCACTAAGAACGGTTAGTGCACAATGTTCCCAAGACTGAAGAAGGACGGTCAAAATGGGAGAACAGGCTAAGCCTGATTTCAGCGGCTGGGCCACGAAAGCTGGGCTCCGATGCGCAGATGGCCGCGTCATCATGCCCGATGCCTTCAAGCATCAGGATCAAGCACGCGTTCCGCTTGTCTGGCAGCATGGGCACAACGATCCCGGCAACGTACTCGGCTACGCAACGCTCGAACACCGCGAGGAAGGCGTCTACGCTTACGGTTTCTTCAACGACACCGACGGGGCGAAGAACGCCAAGACGCTGGTGACTCACGGCGACATCGTGTCGCTATCCATCTATGCGAATCAGCTCACCGAGCGCGCCAAGCAGGTGTTCCACGGCGTTATTCGTGAGCTGAGCCTTGTTCTCTCGGGTGCGAATCCGGGAGCTCTTATCGACTTCGTGACGATTCAGCACGGAGACGGTGACCTGGTCACTCTCGAAGACGAAGCCGTCATCTACACCGGAGAAGAGCTTGTCCATTCCTCCGTCGAATCTTCGGAAGAGAAGGAAGAGAAAGAAGAGAAGGACGAAGAGGACGACGAGCAGCTCGAACACGCCGCCGGTGATGGTGGAGAGGGAGATGGTCCAACAGTCCAGGAAGTCTACGACGGCATGACCGAAGAGGAGCAAGCGGTCGTGCACTACATGGTGGGCGCTGCGCTGGAAGCAGCCGCCTCAGACGCAGCATCCCATTCCTCTCTCGAGGACGACAACGAGTCCAAGTCCAAGGAGGACAAGGACAAGGACAAGGCCAAGTCCGAAGAGAAGGAACTCGTCCATGGTGATCAAACTGGAGAGGAAGGACGCCGAATGTCTCGGAATGTCTTCGAGCAGCAGCAGGGAGGCGAGAAGAAGAAGCAGGTTCTCTCACACGATGCGATGAGCGGTATCGTTTCGGATGCGATTCGGACCGGCTCGCTGAAGGAGGCCGTCGAGGCCTACGCCTTCAAGCACGGGATCGAGGACATCGAGACCCTCTTCCCCGACGCTCGTGCAGTCACCGATACCCCGGAGTTCAACAGCCGGCGGATCGAGTGGGTTCAGGGTGTCATCGACGGCACGAAACACTCGCCGTTCTCGCGCATCAAGTCGCTCGTGGCCGATCTCACGTACGAGGACGCTCGCGCTCGCGGCTACATCAAGGGCAAGTTCAAGAAGGAGGAGTGGTTCGGAGTCGCGAAGCGGACCACGTCTCCCAGCACGATCTACAAGAAGCAGAAGCTGGATCGCGACGATATCGTCGACATCACCGACTTCGACGTCGTGATGTGGCTGAAGGCCGAGATGCGTCTCATGCTCGACGAGGAGATCGCTCGTGCCGTCCTGATCGGAGACGGTCGGGCAGTTGACAGCGACGACAAGATCAAAGATCCGGCCGGCGCGCAGGACGGGGCAGGCATTCGCTCGATCCTGCACGACCACGATCTCTACGCGACCACGGTCACGCTCGACGACAACGATACACCCGACAAGGTCGTCGACTCGGTCGTCAGTGCGATGCAGTACTACAAGGGCTCGGGATCGCCGACGCTCTACACCACGCTTCCGATGCTCACGAAGCTGCTGGTGCATCGTGACAACGACGGTCATCGTCTCTGGAGGACCGTCTCCGAGCTCGCGTCCGAGATGGGCGTGTCGACCATCGTCACCGTCGAGGTCATGGAAGGCGAAGACGATCTCATCGGGATCGTCGTCAATCTCAAGGACTACACGATCGGTGCCGACAAGGGCGGAGAGGTCAACTTCTTCGACGACTTCGACATCGACTACAACCAGTACAAGTACCTGTACGAGACCCGCATCTCCGGTGCACTCACGAAGATCCTCTCGGCGCTCGTCATCAAGAGGGCTCCCGCGGGCGCATCGCTCGTGGCTCCTCAGGAGCCGGACTTCGACGGCACCAAGGTCACCGTCAAGACGACTCCGCATGTGACCTATCGCAACAAGAACACAGGCGCCACGCTGACGACCGGTAGTCCGGTCACGTTGGCAGAGGGCGAGTCGTTGACGGTCGAGGCGACAGCCGACTCTGGGTACTACTTCGCCAGCAACCAGGGCGACGAGTGGACGTACACGAATCAGAGCTAAGGTAGGTCCTCCATGGCAAGGTTCTTTGGTCGCGTCGGTTATGCCGGCGAACAAATAGAGACGGCGCCAGGCGTATGGACAGATGAGATCACGGAGCAAACATATTACGGAGATGTTGTTCGCAATTCTCGAGAACTCCGCGAAGGTGAGAATCTCAATCCGAATCTTAGCGTCCAAAACTCGATATCTATCGTGGCTGACGAATTTGCTATCGATCATATCTTTGCCATTCGCTACGTGGAGTGGGCGGGGGTTCTGTGGACCGTTTCCAGCGTCGAAGTCCAGAGCCCTCGCCTCCTTCTGCGACTAGGGGAGGTGTACAATGGGCCAACGCGTAGAACTCCACCAGATCCTTGAGGCCCTCGCTCCGAACGTATATTTTCAGCCACCAACTAACGTTCAGCTGAAGTATCCGTGTATCGTCTACAAACGAGATTTCGCAACCACTTTTTTCGCGGATAACGATCCGTATAAGCAGACCTTGCGGTACATGGTCACCGTAATCGATCGCGATCCGGATAGTGCAATTCCAGCGAAAGTTGCTGCTTTGCGAATGTCGTCGTTCAACCGTTTCTTCACAGCTGATGAACTCAATCACGACGTCTACGTAGTATACTTCTAGGGAAAGGAAGGACATGGCCCCTCTCACATGGGACCAGGTCGGCGATCGGTTCTACGAAACGGGTGTGGATCGCGGAGTTCTGTATATCCCGGACGCTGCGGGAGTGTACAACAAGGGCTACGCGTGGAACGGCCTCACCACGGTCACCGAGTCGCCGTCCGGAGCGGACTCGAATCCGCAGTACGCAGACAACATCAAGTACCTGAACCTCGTGTCGGCAGAGGAGTTCGGGGCCACCATCGAGGCGCTCACCTACCCGGACGAATTCGCGGAGTGCGATGGCACGGCCGCTCCGTCTCCGGGAGTCGCCGTCGGTCAGCAGGGTCGGAAGATCTTCGGTCTGAGCTACCGGACGAAGGTCGGCAACGACGTGGACGGGGCGGATCATGGCTACAAGCTACACCTCGTCTACGGAGCTCAGGCCGCTCCGTCGGAGAGGGCATACGCCACAATCAACGACTCCCCGGAAGCGATCACCTTCAGCTGGGAAGTCACCACCCAACCCGTTCCCGTCACGAATCTCAAGCCGACATCTCAGATCACCATCGATTCCACCAAGGTCGATGCAACCGATCTGGCTGCTCTGGAGGACCTGCTGTACGGAAAGGCCTCGGTCGAGGCCGCTCTTCCGATGCCGGACGCGGTCATCGCACTCTTCGCCGGTCCGTAATCTCTCTTCGACAGGAGACTAGAGAATGCTTACTATTGTCGTTCCGGGTCCTGAAATGTATGACGAAAAAGCAACTGAATTCGTCACCGAAGGTGATTTCACCTTGGAGCTAGAGCATTCTCTGGTCTCACTGTCAAAATGGGAGTCAAAACACGAAATTCCGTTTCTAGGCAAAACTGAGAAGACGTCCGAACAAGTTCTAGACTACATAAGATGCATGACGTTGACCCCCAAAGTTCCAGAGGAAATTTTCTCCAGACTCTCTGAAGAGAATTTGGAGGCCATAAACGCCTATCTTGACGCTAAGATGACAGCTACGTGGTTCAACGAACCTCCTGGCGCCCCACAAAGTCGTGAAGTGATTACTGCGGAGCTCATCTATTACTGGATGGTTACGTTTACCATTCCGTTCGAATGTCAGTATTGGCATCTAAACCGATTGTTCACGTTGATTCGAGTGTGTAACATCAAGTCCGCCAAGCCGAGAAAGATGACTAGAGCGGAAATTGGAGCTCGGAATCGTGAACTTAATGCTCGGAGGAAGGCTCAGCTAGGCACTAAAGGATAGAAAGGGGGTGACGTGGCAACTCTTGTGTGGGACAAACTAGATGAACGGTTGTATCAACTTGGAGTTGATCGAGGAGTTTTGTATCTCGAAGATGGTACAGCGGTTGCGTGGAACGGTCTTACTGGTGTTGAAGAATCTTCGGACAATGAAGTCAAGGTGTTTACTCTCGATGGGGTTCGTTATTTGGTGAATTTTACCCCGGGGGATTTTTCGGCAAAACTAAAGGCTATTACCTATCCCGACGCCTTCGAAGACGTAAACGGAATTGCCAGGCCTTCCCCTGGGTTCTCGTTTCATAATCAGCCAGCAAAAAGTTTTAGCCTCACCTATCGAACTCGAGTGGGTAACGCACTCGAAGGTCATGACTTCGGATACAAGATCCATATTCTGTACAACGTTATCGCGGATCCCGAAAGCATCGGGTATACAACCTTGCAAGACTCATCGGTGCAACCCATCGAGCTTACCTGGACACTGACAGGAACCCCACCTAAGATTACAGGACATCGTCCAACTGTTCATATTTCGATCGATTCGACTAAAACTCCTCCCGAAGTCTTGAATCTCATCGAGTCATCTTTGTATGGAACAGAAGCGACTAGTCCTATTCTTCCGTCGATTGAAGAGCTCGCCGAATACTTCGGATATTTGGGCGCTCTACTCATCGTTGATCACGGTGATGGTACCTGGTCTGCGATCGACTATTCAGACACTTATATTTCTATGGTGAGCGATACCGAATTCCAGATTGATGATGCCGATGTTGTGGTTGTCGATCCGGATACGTATCAAATTTCGTCCACAAACGTCAGCGGATCGGGCTAGGGAGGTGAGATGGCGACAATCACGGGGTACACGGCGGAAAGAATGCAAGAGATCGAAGATGAGTCTATTGTCGGTGGAACAGTTACCGGTGGAACTCTATATTTGACTCGTAGAGACGGAACGCCGATCAATGCTGGGTCTGTGGTGGGTCCACCTGGTCCGGTGGGTCCCGTTGGTCCTGGAGGAACGTTCATTCCAGGCGAAATGCGTCTGTGGCCGGGGAGTGTTCTTCCAAATCCCGCTACTTATGGAACATGGGTTTGGGCTGACGGTGCGGTTTACGTTGTTGCACAACACCCTCTCGCAGCAGGCAACATCGCTGCAGCATGGCGCACTTTCGGAGGAGCTAGTGATCCTGGAGTGGCCAACTTCCGTGTTCCTGATATGAGAGGTCTTGTTCCGGCGGGCCTGGATCAGATGCCGGGAGGTACTCGAGCTAATCGCATGACTCGTGCTGTTGCTATCACTCTTGCGGGAAAGACAGGTGAAGAGACTCACGTCATCACCATCGCGGAGATGCCGTCGCATACTCACAACTCCAACGGAGCGGGCACGGCTGTTGGTAGCACGACTGCTCCTGCCAAGGCCAACACCACAACCAGTTCTGACCTCGTGACGAAGGCCACGGGAGGTAGTGGAGCGCACGAGAACGTTCAGCCAACCGTGTTCGTTCCGTACATCATATGTCTGGACGGCTGACATGCCTAGGTTCGAACTCTCAGGAACGCTATATCTTCCCGATCCCATTGTCCTGACGTTCGCCGCGAATCAGAACTTCATTCCAGCTACATATTTGGCGTTGGGGTATAAGCTTTTCGATGTAATCGTTATCGGCGCCGGAGGCGGAGCTGGTGGCGGTATTGACAGCGCAAATGCTGGAAACTTGCTCCGAATCTACGGTGGAGGAGGAGGTGGGGGAGGACTTCATCGCGTTCAAGGTCTCTTGTCGCAGCTGCCAGCAACAGTTCCGGTTGTTGTTGGTGTTGGTGGGGGAAGAGGAAACAATCACGCCAGCAACATTTCTCTTGTAACTGACGGAGGAAACGGCGGATATTCGTCTTTTAACACCAACACCGCCCAAGCGTCTGGTGGTACAGGTGGATACGGCGTTCGTGTCAACTCGACGACCGGGGACCCGCAAGGTTGGGGTGGATACGGTGGTCTCGGTGGTCGATCCGCAGCAGGAGGAGGTGGTAACCAGGGGTGGACCTATGCGAACGCTAACATCACTACTCCTCCGATTGCTATGAGTGGTGGAGATGGCGCATACGCGAATGGTATCGGAGCTGGTGCTGGTGGAGGCGGAGGAGGGCAAGGTAAGTACGGAGCTGCTCCTAATCTATATTTGACGGCTGGCGCCGGAGGTCGTGGGTCGTACAACTCAACCGATCTCAGCTATTACTGTTCTGGTCAACCGATTGCAGTCGATGGTGGTCTCACTTCTCCATTTCCTGCCATCATTCCTGGTGGCGGTGGTGGAGGAAAGGCCACTCTACTCAATGGTCTTCCAACGGTTTACGGAAGCGGTAAGGGCTATGCTGCTGGTGATCCCGGTATCGTGGTCCTTCGTCTTACCGCGGAGTAAGCATGGCGGGCCCTATTACGTTCACTCAGAAGGGATCGTTCAGGAATACTGAACGATATTTGAGAAGACTTAGTGCGCCAAAACGTCTTGAAATTCTTGAGAGATACGCCACTCAAGGAGTTAATGCGTTGTCAAATGCCACACCTATGGACTCAAGTGAAACTGCAAATTCTTGGAGTTATTCCATCGTTCAACGACCGGGATATTACTCCATTAGGTTCCACAATAGCCACGTTGTTGATGGTATTCCCGTTGCAATTCTTATTCAGTATGGACATGGAACTGGTACGGGCGGATATGTCCAAGGTCGGGACTACATCAATCCGGCTGTGCGTCCTATATTTGAAGAGATGGCCAACAAAGCGTGGGAGGAGGTGACCAGAGTCTAATGGCGACTCCTATTGACGATAAAGTCGTAGCAATGAGTTTCGAGTCGAGTAAGTTCGAACGAGGCGTAAACGATACTATCAATTCACTCGACAAGTTGAAGAAGGCATTGACGTTCAAAGACGCTGGTGCTGGACTCGAGAGTGTTAGTCGCGCAGTGGGTCACTTCCAACTTAATCGAATCGGTGACGCAGCCGAGAACGTTCAGAAACGTCTTCGTGCGATGCAGCTCGTGGCTATCAGTGTTCTGGGAAATATTGCTGCGTCTGCTGTTCGATCAGGAGCTCAGTTCGTAAAGTCATTCACACTTCAACCTCTTATTCAGGGTTTTCAAGAGTATGCGACGAATCTGAATGCTGTTCAGACGATTCTGGCCAACACGCAGGCCTCAGGCGCAACTCTCAAGGACGTCAACTCTGCTCTGCTCGATCTGAATAAGTACTCTGACAAGACGATCTACAACTTCAGCCAGATGGCCAAGAACATCGGCACATTCACGGCTGCTGGTGTGGATCTCAAGACTTCAACCGCTTCGATCAAAGGTATCGCTAACCTAGCTGCTCTCTCGGGTTCGAATGCAGAGCAGGCTTCTACAGCGATGTATCAGCTTTCTCAGGCCATATCTGCAGGACGAGTCGGGCTGCAGGACTGGAACTCGGTTGTCAATGCGGGTATGGGCGGTACGGTCTTCCAGAGAGCACTTGCCCAGACGGCCGAAGCTATGGGCACTTTGCAAAAGGGCGCCGTCAAACTCGAAGGCCCGATGAAGAATGTGTCGATTCATGGAGAGTCTTTCCGGCAATCGATGCAGGCAAAACCGGGTCAGCAATCTTGGTTGACATCGAAAGTTCTTACTACCACTCTTAAGCAGTTCACTGGCGATCTGTCTGATGCTGAGCTCGCTGCTATGGGATTCAACGAAACGCAGATCAAAGCGATTCAGCAGACGGCAAATACCGCCATGCATGCCGCGACCGAGGTCAAGACACTTTCACAAGTTCTCGATGTCGCGAAGGAGACCGCCGGCTCGGGTTGGGCTCAGACCTGGCAGGTTATATTTGGTAACTTTGGTGAGGCCAAAACGACCTTTACCGCCCTTTCGAACACGATCAACGGTTTCATCAACGCTAGCTCGAATGCCCGTAACAAGGTGTTGGCTGATTGGAAGGAACTTGGTGGAAGAACCGTTTTGATCAACGCTATCAAGACAGCGTTTGAAGCTCTAAAGCAAATTTTGACGCCTATCGGTAAGGCATTCCGGGATATTTTCCCTGCGAAGACGGGAAAACAACTTTATGAGCTCACGCTAAGATTCCAGCATCTCGCTGAAGCTATGAAGCCAAGTACTCAGACCATCGAGAACTTGAGGAAGACGTTCCGAGGCGTGTTTGCGCTTCTCGATATTGGTAAGCAGATTGTCAAGGGTATATTTACGATGTTCGAGCACCTTTTCCATTCTGTTGGAGCTGGTAACGGTGGTGTTCTGAAGTTTACGGGCAACCTTGGTGATCTGATTGTAGCTTTCGATAAATGGTTGAAGAAGGGCAGCAAGGTCTCTGAGTTCTTCGGAAAGATTGGCGATTCTCTTTCCAAGCCTCTTCAGATGATTCTCAAGTTGAAGGATGCTCTTGTCACTCTATTTTCGGGACTTTCCTCCGGGGGAGTTTCTGATCAAGTAGGCGGAATGACCAAGGCGTTCACTCCGTTTAAGCAGTTGGTCGAGGCTATTGAGAAAGCTTGGAGTAGGTTCACCGATTCGATCGCGAACGCCGATATTCAGCCCGCACTCGACAAGATCATCCAGTTGATTCAAGGTTTCGGAACAGCTATTGGCAAAGCTGCGTCCACTATGAGTTTCGAGCCCATTCTCTCCGTTATTCGAACCGGTCTTCTCGGAGGCATGTTCGTTATTCTGAAGCGCTTCCTAGGCAAGGGGTCTCTCCTTGAGCAGCTCAGTAATACGGGCGGAGGGTTCGTCAAGAATCTGTCAGGTATGTTCGATAATTTGACGGGTTCACTAAAGGCTCTACAAACAAACATCAAGGCCGACACACTCTTGAAGATCGCAAAGGCAGTCGCATTTCTTACTGCATCTGTGATCGGACTGTCGTTCGTCGATCCCGAGAAGCTTAAGTCCGCTCTCGCAGGGATGACCGTCGCGTTCGGTCAGCTTCTGGGCGCAATGGCGATCCTTACCGCTACGACAAAGACGACCGGCTTCATCAAGCTTCCGGTTATTTCTGCCGCTCTAATCGAGCTGGCTTTCGCTATGGACCTTATGGCGCTGGCGGTTCTTGCGCTCAGTCGATTGGATTGGAATCAGCTTGGCAAGGGTTTGGCTGGAGTTGGAGGTTCGCTCGCCATTCTCGCAGCCGCTGCTGGTCCTCTAGGTAAGGGAGCGCCAGGTCTTATTCGAGCGGGCATCGGCGTTACTGCTCTTGCTATCGGTCTTAACCTTATGGCTCTGGCTGTAAAGCAATTCGGCGGTATGAATTTGAAGGAGCTAGGAAAGGGTCTCGGTGCCGTAGCTATATCTCTCGGCCTGATCGCAACGGGGGTTGAGGGTATGCCCACAGAGCGGATGATCGCGGCCGGTATTGGACTCATCGGAATCGCTTTTGCTCTCAGAATTATGGGTAATGTCTTCGAGAAGTTCGCCGGTATGAACTTGAAACAGCTAGGTAAGGGCATGTTGGGCGTGGGTGGATCTCTTGTTGCAATCGCTTACGCGATGGAGCTGTTCCCACCAGAGATGCCCTTGATCGCTGCCGGTCTTCTCGTTGTCTCCTTTGCGCTTGGACGAATCGCTAAAGCCGTTCTAGCCATGAGCAAGATGGGCTGGATGGAGATAGCAAGGGGTCTTGCGGCTCTTGGTGGAGCGCTACTCATATTGGCCGGAGCTATGGTTCTCATGCAAGAGTCTGTTGCTGGAGCAGCGGCTTTGACCGTCGTTTCTGCCGGTATATTTCTCTTGTCCAAGGCTCTCGTCTCTCTAGGGAAGCAGTCATGGGGCCAAATTCTGAAAAGTCTGGTTTCTCTTGCAGCCGCGCTTGTGATAATTGGCGCCGCCGGTATTTTGCTAACCGAAGCAATTCCTTCCCTTCTGGGACTTGGCGTTGCTCTGGTGCTTATCGGTGGGGGTCTTGCATTGGCGGGCGCCGGAATTGCATTGATCGGTGTCGGACTTAGTGCAATAGCTGTTGCTGGCCCGACAGCAGTCGGGATTCTTATTTCCGCGCTTACACAACTGGAGAAAGCGCTAATCGAGAACATAAAGAACATCATTCTCGGGGTGCTTCAGATCGTCGATGCGCTTGCCGCAACCGCTCCGAAGTTCATGACTGCGATTGTGAAGATCCTTAATACCGTTGTCGATGGTCTGATCAAGATTCTTCCAAAGCTCGTTCAGCTAATCGAAGCGTTGGTTGACGCGATAGTGAAGATTTTCCATGACAAGCAGGACAAGATTATCCAAGCGGGTATCGATCTTATTCTTGCTCTGCTGATAGGAATTCGTAACAACATCGGTGCCGTGGTTAAGGCCATTCTCGATATTATTACCAACATCTTGAATGCCATAGCGAAAAATATTGGAAGGATCGTCAACGCCGGTCTAAACGTGCTTCTAGCGCTTATTAAGGGCATCGCAAGCGGATATACAAAGGTCATCTCGACGGCGGTCACTATCGTTACGAAATTCCTTGAAGGTATCGCCAACAATCTCGGGAAAATTGCCACAATGGGCTTGAATATTCTCGCCAAATTCCTTGGAGCGATCGCTGGTGGAATTAATCGTGTCATCACAGCAGGTGCAAACTTGGTCGTCAATATTCTTACCGGAATCGGGAACAACATTGGTCGAGTTGCTACCGCCGGTACAAACATGATGATCCGGTTCATGAACGCCCTTGTCAAGGAGTCTCTCAAGCTTGTGGACGCCGGAGCTCGCGCTGTTATCCGGTTCTTGAACGGTATCGCGGACGCTATCGACAAATACGAACCTGAGATGATCCGTGCTGGTAATCGCATCGGCATTGCGATTGCTAAGGGGATAATCAAGGGCATGGCCGGCTCAGCTAAGGATGTCGCCAAAGCTGGAATCGACCTGGCCAAGGGTGCCGTCGGTGGGATCGCTGGACACCTAGGCTTCAATTCTCCCGCAAAGGCGCTTATTCCTATTGGTCAGGGCATCGGCGAAGGTATGGCTATGGGGATGGACGATCACAAAAATGTGATTGATAGTGCGATCGCCATGTCCAAGAATCTCATATCTTCAGTTACGAACATCCTCGGAATTGCCTCTCCCTCCAAGGTGTTCTTCCAGATTGGCCAGTACGTCACTCAAGGATTCGCGGAAGGTATTCGTGGATCTGCCGATGACATCAAGAACGCATGGGCCGAAATGGATCAGAAGCTTCTCGAAACAGCACGAGGAGCGAGAGAGACGATCGCTTCAGAAAGGGCCAAACTCAAGGACGAGATGGCTCAGGCCAAGCCGGACGCCGCTGCGGTCAAGAAGGCACAGGACATCATCTCTCAGAACCAAGCACTGTTGGACAAATCTGTTGCTGGTCATATTCTTCTGACTCAGACGCTAGCCTATACAAAGGGTCAGTTGATGGGTCTGGCGAATCAATACGACTCGGTAGCTACGAAACTCGATGCGGCGCAAAAGAAGCTTGCTGATCTCAAGAAAGAGCGCGACGCTGCAATTCAGGGATTTACCGATCAGTATTCGACGCTTCCCGATGTTGTCACAACGGACGCCGAAGGCAATGCTATCGATCAGCTAGCGACGTATGAGGACGCTCTTAAGCATCAGGCAGACGCTGTGGCTGCATATCAGTCGACTCTTGATCAGCTCCGAGCTCTGGGTCTGGACGACGCAACGTACCAGAAGCTTCTCGAGGAAGGTACGGCCGATCAGCAGTTCGCAACTCAGCTTCTTGCTGGTGGAAAGACTGCGGTCCAGGGTTTGAACACTCTCGACGCTCAGCTCAAGAAGAACGCCACTGTTCTTGCTCAGCACGCTGGGCATAATCTCAAGGATGCTGGTGTCGCTGCAGCTCAGGGAATTGTTCAGGGGCTCAAGACGCAGGAGAGCACCATTCGTAAGGAGATGGAGACTATTGCTCGGATCATGGTCAAAGCTCTGAAGGACGAGCTCGGCATCAAGTCTCCGTCTAAGGTGTTTGCCGAACTTGGTCGATATTCGATGGAGGGCTTCTCGGCAGGGTTCTCCGGCGCAGCTGGTGCGATTACAGATGCTGCTATGGGTGCTCTCGAAGGAGTTAAGAAGACTATCGGCGATATTTCAGACGCGATCGCGACGGGCATTGACAGTAACCCGGTCATCACCCCAATTCTCGATCTAAGTCAAGTTCAAGCTCAGGCTTCCGATCTGGCTTCTCTAACAAAGATGACGCCAATTTCGACGGCAACGTCGTTTGGACAAGCGTCCGCTATATCTGCTATGCAGCAGCCGCCTACGACGGACGAAACCGTAGGTACTGTTGCTGGGACGAACATCAAGTTCGAGCAGAACAACTACTCGCCAGAAGCTCTCAGTGAGATCGAGATCTACAGACAAACCAACAACGTGCTCTCGCAGCTCAAGACCGCTGCCGGAATAGCGTAAGGAGGGAAAGCCGTGCTGACTAAAGTGCAAGCATATAGCTCATGGCATTCAGCTCCTACGCTGGCCTTGAGCCCTGCTGGTAGAGAAGAGACAGATCTTCTTCAAATTCGTGATATTCAAGGACTGGACCCAGTCAAAGCTGGGATTTCTTCAACTCCTCTAGGGTCGGTCGACGGAACGTCGATTGGAGGAGCAAGCGTCGAGAATCGCAATATTGTCCTTACGATCCGTCCGAACCCGGATTGGGACACGTGGACATACGAGAGTCTTCGTCGTCTTCTGTATACATATTTCATGCCTAAACGAGATGTTCGGCTGGTCTTCTATAGCAACGATTTGGACACTGTCGATATCTACGGTGTTGTCGAAAGCGTCGCCGTCAATCAGTTTAGCAAAGATCCTGAGCTGGTAGTGTCGATTATCTGTCCTGATCCATATTTCACGTCGTTGGATCCGACAGTTGTTACAGGGAAGACCGTTCCTCCAGGAGGAGCAGTAACGGTTGTCAACTATCCTGGAAACGTTGAAACGGGATTGAATCTCAAAGTCACTTTCGCGGCGGGACAACCAGCTCCCTCGTATATCGCCGTTCAGATCGGAAATCCACGGCTTCAGTACTTCAGCGTGGTCGCGACAGTTTCGGCTACGTCATATTTCGAGATGAACACGGTTCAGAAGAACAAGTACATCAATAACGTCGGTATTGGTACGGGCGTCTTCACGAATCTTTATTCCAAGATCAACATTCGTGAAGGTTCCCTGTGGCCTAATCTTGAATCGGGTGATAATCAGTTCTTCGTCATCACAGATGTCGGTCTTCACGATTGGACGTTGACATATTCCGAAAGGTTTGGAGGACTCTAATGGAGTTCTTCACGTTTGATCGCTTGTTTCAGAAGTCTGAAGTCATAGACACGTTCACTTCTGCCATCTGGACAGTGCGATATTACGGAGATGACGAATTCGAGATTGTTCTTCCGCTATCGATGGACAATATTCGTATGTTGGCGGTTGGTACTTTCATAGGTCTTGTAGGGTCGGATAGACCAATGATCGTCGAAACTATGAGCGTTGAGAAGAATCTCCTCAAGGTAAAGGGCATTTCACTCCCACCTTGGCTCAATAACCGAATTCTGCGAAAGTCGAACAAGCATGAAGATCGATATTGGTACTTGTCGGGTCAACCCGCTGGACAAGCTCTTTGGACCATGATTTACAACATGTGTTCGTATGACAGTCCCTTCGTTCAGGGATGGTACGATTACGGAATCGGACATGCTCATCAGCTAGGAATCACTGGATTGACTCTTGGCCGATATGATACGTCGGGTCCTAACGTTGACTTGGCAATTCCTTACGGTCCTCTCTATGACGCGTTGCGACAAGTTGCTGAAGGTTACGGGATCGGAATGCGTATTCTCTTGTCGTACACAACTGACAAACCGTACTATGTTATGGATTCGGGTATTTTCAATCCCAATGGCTATACTAATCCGGGATACTTCCTCGAGTTCACAAGTTACAAGGGAGTCGATCGAACAAGTTCTCAAACAACATATCCTGCGGTTCGATTTTCACCACAGTTCGATTCGTTGACCGACATCAAAGAAATGCAGTCGGCTTCGGGTCAGAAGACTGTCGTCTACGTATTCGCGCCGTCAAATCCCGGAGGATTGGCAACAGGAATGGCCGCCGCCGCAGCTCGTTCGTACAACCAGTGGGAAAACACCGATGGTACGAGACGAGATCTTTGGTGGGCAGATGTGCGCGCTTTGATGGTCTTTGCTGATGATATCACCACTGACCAGGTTGGAACAAGCGCAGCCAATCTCAAAGCCGTTTTGAATGCTCGTGCCACAACTGAGCTCAAAGCTCGACCATTTCTCATTGCCGTAGATGGTGAGATCGTTCCAGGAAACCAGTTCAAGTATGGTGTTGATTATGGGCTCGGCGATATTATCGAAGTTCAAGGTAACAGTGGAGCAATTTCAGCCGCGATGGTTACTGAATTTATCCGTTCTCAAGACTCGAATGGAGAGAGATCATATCCCACCGTCGTTTCACTTACCCCGAGTAACTAGATGGCTACCGATACATTGGTTTGCCTGTTCGTCCTTCTCGTAGGGATCGTTCTAGGCTACGTTATCAAGTCATATTTGGTCGGACGCTCCAAGAGCGGGACGATTGTCGTGACCAAGGAAGGTGGTCGAACTCTATATTCACTCGAGCTAAGCGAGTATCCCGAAAAGCTCGAATTCAAGAAGATGGTCGTCTTTGACGTTGACGCTTCAGGAGAAAATCCCGATCGCGAGTGAAACTTGGCCTATAATGGGACTCAACTAAAGGAGCGTCAATGTTTTGGACGAAAAATCCCGAACCACCGAAGTACTACCAGAGCCTTCTGGAGAAAGAACTCGAGCTCGCCATCGCTAGCTTGAGCGGTTATCAGCCGAACACCAAGGAATACAGCACCGTGCTGGCCAACATCGAAAGACTGCACGAGATGATGATGAAACAGGAAAGAACAAACAACCGAAAGTCATCGTCCGTGAGTAAGGATGCGTTGGTCGGCGCAGGCGCGAACCTTGTGGGTATCGCGATGATCCTCAAGCACGAGTGGGCTCATCCAGTAACCTCGAAGGCACTAGGCTTCGTGGGTCGGTTGCGTTAGAAACAACAGCCCAAGAAGAGTCGAATAGGCGGGGCCGCGAAAGCGGCCTTTCCTATTTTTTTCGCACGTAAAACAGGGCTTATAGTGAAAACTACGAAAGGAATGCATGATTCGCAAATATGCCATTGCTCTCGAAGAGAAAAATTTGGAGTTGATCCAAGTCTTGAACAAGGCCGTCCCGGTCGAGCCAAAAGATGGAATGTATTTCGTCTTCTACGCTGGACCGATGATGACCGAAGTTCAAAGTCCTATGATCATCACCGAAAACGATCTCTACGATGAGTACGGTTATGCTAGGGAAAACATCACCTTCCTATTGTAATAACGTAAAGAGAGTCCCTAATACGGATTCTCTTTTTTCGCACATAAAACAGGGCGTATAATGAAAGGTAAACTATCTCGAAAGGAGGTGTAATGTTCAATCGAACTCAAGCTCTTGCGGGAATCGTGATTATTCGCGAGCTATACGGTCTTCATCTGACCTGGAACTTGAAGAAAGGATTTCGTAGACTGTGTGACAGTCACGAGATTCAGATGAAAGTCAAGGAAATCCAGATTGATGAACTGGTCCGTGTACTCGAGAGACATAACGTTCCCCGTGAAGAATTTGAGCCTGTGATTGCCATCAGCACTCCACGCTCGAAGTAGTTCAGCTTCAAGAAGAGGATCCAACACGGATTCTCTTTTTTTCGCGAAAAAAACAGGGAGTATAGTGAAGATCAAACCAATTTAAGGAGACATCAAAATGTTCGTAACTATGCTTACCGTCTGGATTCGCGTCCAGCAAACGTCAGTGTATGTTGGACTTTCAGACGCCCTACCTGGCCTGATCTAGAAAAGGAACCCCATAAGGGGATTTCCTTTTTCTAAACCTTTCCCATTTTTTTTCGCGAGAAAAACAAGGTGTATAGTGAAACTACTAACGAAAGGATTTCCCATGAAGGACTTCCCCAACAAGGTTGGAAGGCATCTCCGTCGGAACGCCAAGAAGTACATCGTCATCGCCGGCACGACCACACTGGTCGTCGTCGCGTACGGCGCGCTTCTGACCGTCAACGACATGGAGACCTTCCTTCAGGAGAAGGGACTGTTCGAGGAGTGGCAGAACCAGCCCGTCGCGTAGTTCCCGAAAGAGGAGTCGAAACCCGGCTTCTCTTTTTTGTTCGCGAAAAAAACAAGGTGTATAATGGAGAAGGAAGCCGTGGTACCGGAGACAGTAATGTCAAAGGCTAATCGCGTCACGGCTATAAGGATCGAGCTACACCAGTGTCCTCCTTCTCTTTTTTGTTCGCGAAAAAAACAGGGTATATAGTGAGAATGGAGCCATGCTCCCGTACTTGCGAGTCCGGGATGTAGTGTGGCTAGTTGACCTGGGACAGAAAACCATACCAGCAGACATTCTCTTTTTTTTCGCGACCGAAAAAACCCCGGGGGGTAATTTCCTCCCAAGTCGCAGATATTACTTCGTAAAGGAGAAGTACTCGTGCCTAAATACGCCATCAAGGTCACTCCTGAAACGCTTCCGTTCTGTGAGTTCATTCACGGCCGTTCTCTCCCATATATTCACGGCGAGTTCTATTTCTTCGTGAACACGGATATGGAGCCAGGGCAGTACAACATGGGGAGCCTTCCTGAGGAGAACGTTGTCAGTCATCCGCCGATCACGATCTTCGCCCCAGTAACCATCCTCTAGTCGCGATATTTTCACTCCCTATAGTGAAACTACTTAAGGAGATCGCTATGCAAAGACACGCGCATATGGTAGACCTTCTTCGCCCTGGACTGTCATTCGATAGTGAATTGAGAAACTTCAACGCTAAGCAAGAGCTTACGGAAGAAGACTTCGACATGATCATCGAGAAAGCCGAACAGATCAAGAACGCCGCCAAAGAAGCGAAAAAGCAGAAGTACGGAAAGTAGATTTCAAAAAGGGAAGCCTAAACATCGGCTTTCTTTTTTCGCGATATTTTCACTCCCTATAGTGAAAGGTAACCCTACCAAGAAAGGATTACTCCATGGAAAAGTTTCTGGAGAATCTCAAGCGCCAAGCAGAAGAGAACCCCATCATCGCTCTCGGTGTCGCAGCAGCAGTGCTCACCGGCGCCGCGAAGATCATGAACTCGATGGCCTGGTCGCGCGAGGTCTCACGCCGTTCCATGAAGGATGCTCGTCGGTAATACCCTTCGAAAAGGGAGTCGAAATACTGACTCTCTTTTTTTGTTCGCGAAAAAAACATAGGGCATTATGAGAGAGATGTAGTCTTGTCATGCTCGACTACATCGTTGAATCGATCTTGTTATGCTCGATCGAGTCACTCTCTTTTTGTTTTCTATGCTCTGAAAGGAGCTCTTATGTTCGATCGTATCAAAGGTCATTTCCGCGAGAACAAGAAGTATTATCTCGTGGGTACGGGCGGCGTTATTCTCGGCGCGATCACGGTTGTCGGGACATTCTATGGTATGGGTGGAAGCATCCAGATCGTGGACGCATACAAGCTTCAGATCAACTCTCCGACTACCAACAACGTCTGGCAAGTCATCGAAGTGTTTCGTAAGGGTCCGCCGAGTTGGGTTGTTCGTAACAAGACAACGGGTGAGCTTTTCTTGTCACAAGCGCAAGCAGCTGCAGCTAATGGCATCGATCCAGTTCACATGTCCAAGCATTTGAACGGAATGCTTCCCAACGCTGGCGGTGAAGTGTACGAGCGCGTGGCGCTGGCCGCTGCATAGTTCACGAAGAAAGAGGGTCCAACACGGATTCTCTTTTTTTCGCGTGGAAAACAGGGGGTATAGTGAAACTACTAAGAAGGAGTTTGCATGAACCCCGCTATGGTTCGATTCATCGTCATGACCGCCGTGACCGTTGGAATGAAGATCCATGCACAAAGAAAGTCTCGTAAGGTCAACAACACCAACGAGGTTGCTGCGTACATGGTCGGCATGATCAACGACGGCAAGGTCGAGATCGATGAATTCGACAAGATCGCACTCGCGCAACTCGGAATCACGGTAGAAACAGAAGAGGAAGCCTAACAGGGCTTCTTCTTTTTCGCGAGAAAAACAGGGTGTATAATGAAACCTAAATCTATCAAGGAGAGCAATCATGTTGAAGAAGATTCGTAGGATCCGTCGTCAAGAGCGCGTCTGGGATATTCTGAAGAACCACAATCCAGAACTCACCAGAGAGCGCTTCGACGAGGCCTACAACGAAGTCAACTATCTGCTGTACCGCAAGTAGCAGGTTTAAAGAGATTCCAAACACGGACTCTCTTTTTTTCGCGCGTAAAACATGTAGTATAATAGAAAATAATCAAGTATATTACTTGTTCCCACCTATTAAAATAAATGGGACAATAGTAATGAACGATACGTTTAGACGAGATCTTAATATTAGGCTCTAGGATCTCTTCATCTTTTTTTGTTCGCGAAAAAAACAGGGCATATAGTGAAAGGTAAACAACTTATGAAGGAGACAAAATGCTCAACCCGATCAAGCAGATCAAGAAGGTCAAGAACAACTACGACCAGAAGATCCGGCTTCAGACGATCGAGCACCTGTCCGCCAACGGACTGTTGAACCCGACAAAGGTTGTGGCCTAACAAGCCGCAACTTTTTTTCGTTTTGTGAATCTAGTCGCCGATCACTCCGATCAAAAAACTCTATGGAACGACAAACCTTGACGGTGCGCACTTGTCAAGGACAAATCGTTCGCCCTTGCGCAGGGGAAATGAGTCGGCGTCCACGGGAGAACACGGCCCGGGACAAGGTCGGACCGGGGTGGTCGGCGAGTGGATTTACAAAAGAAGGGAAGTTGAGCGTTATTCTACGAAAGGATGGTATGCCGAATTTGTACGCTATCGAGATCACGGAAAACAGTCTCGATCTAATTACTCATCTGAATGGCGGTGAACCATCCGCAGAGCGTCTTCGTCTGAACGATTCGCAGAAGAACTACTTCATCTTCGATGCGGATTTGGACAGTCTCGTGGTTCCAAGAATCATGACTCAGCGCGAAATGGCAGGTAAGTACGACTTCTATGAAAACTCCCCCCTCATACTTCGTTTGAAGTGAGGAAGACCCGAACCACAAGAGTCTCTCTATATTCTTCCACCTATAGAAAGGATTAGTCATGGCTGAGCCAAAAGAGCCAAAGGAGTCGAAAGAGCCGAAGCGAACGATCCGCCAAAAGGTCGAGGCATTCGCAGCGGGGCAGCAGGTACAGAAGCTTCAAGCACACTGGAAGAGTCATCAGCGCGAGTACTTGATCGGTGGTGGATGTCTTGTGGTCGGATATTTGCTTCGCCGGCCGCAGGCGATCGCTCCGGTGTTCAACAACAGCATTAACAACACTCCGGTGTTCACCAATGCGATCAAGAACACTGTGAACAACGGTGGCTACATGCGCAAGATCGTGCGCTGTGTCGAGACGGATGAGATGTGGCCGTCTGTGAGCAAGGCGGCAGAAGTAGTAGGAGTTCCAATTTCTATGATGTCGCAACATCTAAACGGACACAAAGAACAAGTTCAGGGACTCCACTTCGTGATCGAAGGATTGGCTGCCGGTTAGTTCGCGAAGGAAACATGGCCTTTAATGAAAGAGAAGTCAGACCTCACCAGAGAGGACGGGTATGGCAGACCTCACCAGCGAGGACGCATACTACACCAGGCTTCTCTTTCATTTTCTCTCGCAGAGAAAACATGCCCTCTAATGAAAGAGAAGTCGCCTCGTAATTTGCTCGGGGCTCTATGGTAGACCGTAATTTGCTCGGACACATAGTACACCAGGCTTCTCTTTCACTCTTTTCTCTCGCAGAAAAAACATCCCTTATAATGGAGACTCATAGGGCGCTGCTTTGCAGTACCCCTCGATCGCGCTGCTTTGCAGTACTTTCATGGAGTCTCCATTTTTCTTTTCTCTTTTCAACTAGTAAGGATCCCATATGGACCGCGAACCGGAGAACCAAGACAAGATCAAGGCGTCGATCGAGTTTATTCGTCGTACTGGAGCAGCACAAGTCCAGATCCGATATTCCGACGATGAACATCCGATCATCTGGATGGTGGTCGCGATCTACAACGGCAAGAACCCCAGGAAGATCAAAGGTGTTGAGGTTGACGCATCGACTTCTGCAACCCGCGCTGCACTCAGACTTTGTGAGAGGCTGGCCGACGGCGGTCAATGCCTTCACTGCAAGAAGCCGATGGGCCTCGAGCCGGACATGCTCTGGCGTATGCCCTTCGATGACAAGATCTGCTGGTGGCAATACGACCCCGAGCTCAAGACGTTCAGACGAGGATGTGAATAGCAGGATGACCGAACTTCAGAAATTTCAGCTCGCCTCGGCTATTTTGATCGCCGATTTGGGTCTCATTCTGTATAAGTATCACAAGCTCCAAAAGGCGCACAAACGCCAGGGTGACAAGGCTCAAAAGATCATCTCGTATCTCTGCGAAGTCATGATTCGAGAAGGTGTTGCTCCTGAAGAGTTCGACCTGATCGCTCTAAAGGAACTGGGGTTGAACATGACCGTCGTTCCGAACGAAGGCGAGTAAGACGCATCGACAGATATTGACCTCGCGGAGAAAACATGCATTATAATGAGGAGAGGTTCCAATTGAGGAACCCTGTCAGCTATCCATGCTGTTAACCTCGCCTATTCTTTTTTTGAGAGGAGGTATATCTATGAGCGTCATCTACATCAAAGAGAAGAAGAGCTACGGACTCTTCAAGTTCCTGTGTGACTGCACGCTGGTTCTCCTGACCGGTGGCCTGTGGCTCATCTGGATCTTCATCCGCGAGATGCGGAATCGCTAACCACGCGAACTGAAAGGGACTCATGATCCTTCAAAGCTTGGCGCCACACGCCAACAAGATGAAGTACCTCGTGAACGAGAACTCCACGACGATCCTCACCGCGATGGGGGTTGTCGGAACGGTCACAACTGCAGTCTTGACGGGTAAGGCATCGTTCAAGGCGGCAGAGGTCATCGAAGAAGCAACGGTTATTGCTAATACGGGTGGTCCAGATCAAACCAAAGATCCGGTTTACCTAACGACTAAAGAGAAGGTCAAAGCTGTCTGGCCGCTATATTTGCCGGCGGTCACATCTGGACTCGTGACGATCGCGTCGATCGTTGTGGCACATCGTGTCGATGCGAAGAAGATCGCGGCTTTGACGATGTCTTCGGCGGTTACGGAGAGAGCGTTCCAGGAGTACAAGGACAAGATCACACAGAAGCTCGGCGAGAAGAAGGCCGAGGAAGTTCGAGACGAGATCGCGCAGGATCGTGTTAACAAGAATCCCGTGGAGGGGAGCCAGGTCATCATGACTGGTGCGGGAGACGTTCTCTGCTACGACAACCTCACGGGGCGATATTTCACCAGTTCGATGGAGAAGCTTCGTGGGGCCGAGAACGACATCAACCATCAGCTTCTTCACCGATCCCATGCGAGTCTCTCCGAGTTCTTCGAGATCGTGGGGCTCGGAGCAACTACGTTCACGGACTCGGTTGGGTGGTGCATGGATCTTCCACTCAACGTGCAATACTCGACCACGATGTCCACAGATGGACGCCCTTGCATCGCGATCGACTTCGATCCCATGCCGAAGACGGGTTACGAGAGCATGTACGAGTGAATGCTTGGACAACTCGACCGAGGCGAGAACTACTTCGGTAAGCCCTGGTGGGAGAAATACCGGGGTGGATGTCAACCATGGTTTCGCGACGAATATCAAGAAGGAGAGGCTTAAATGGCTCGTAATGTGGCGCTCAAGATCGCCTTCATCATCACTTTCGCCGCCGGCGCGATTTTCTTCGGCACCAAGAAGATCCTAAAAGCAATCGAAGGACCCAACAAGGAAGGATAACTACGTGCTCAAAAAAACGGTCACGTACACAAACTTCGACGGTGATCAGGTGGTGGAGGATATTTACTTCCACCTGACTCAGGCCGAAATCGTCAAACTCGAGGTCAGTGAGCACGGTGGTCTCAGTGAATCTCTGAAACGTCTCGGCGTGACACAAGACGGTAAAGAGATCATGGCGATATTTGAGCGCATCGTCAGTTCGGCATACGGAATTCGCGAAGGTGGGCGGTTCATCAAGACCGACGAGATTCGTCAAGAGTTTCTTGCAAGCGAGGCATATTCGGCATTTTTCATGGAGCTCATCTTCAGCACAGAAGCTCAGATCGAGTTTGTGCGTGGAGTCGTGCCTGGAGAAGTAACCGAAGACGCAATTCGCCAGGCTGGACTCGTAACAGCAGAAAAGAAGGAAGAAGAACCAACGCTCAGGGAGGTGCCAAAGCCAGAGCCACGTCATATTTCGCGGGAAGAGTTTCTCAAGACGCCCGCGGAAGAGTTGGAAGAGCTTGGACGTCAGCTCGGAGCCGGCGAGGTCGTGATCGATGAGTAGTCGCGAGTAAAACTCGCCCTATAATGGAATGTTAACTCTAATTTAGGAGAGAGATGAACCCTTTCTCTATCGCTAAGTCGGTCATCAGTGTCGGCGCCCTCATCGGCGTCGGTAAGGTGATCAACGATGTGATCGCGAACAACACGAACGTTGTGACCAAAGCCGATGCGCTGAAGGTTGCCACGGGAAGCCTGTTGATTAGCGGTCTCGTCGTCGACACCGCAACCGAACGCATGCACGGACGCGTCGATCAGCTGCAGAACTGGCTCGAGAAGAAGAAGGAAGAGAAGAACTCCAAAACAACGGAGAACACTCCACCACCCGCCGAAGAGGCGTAAAAACTGAAAGCTAGAAACCTGAAACATGGTCTCTAGCTTTTTTCCTTTCCGAAGATAGGACATACATGCATCCGGAAGAATTCCCTCCGAACAGCGATGAGAGCAAGCGGGCTGGCCCTAGAGGTGAGCCGAAGGTAGATCCCGTCGTTACAGGCGGGGCTAAGAGGAGAAGAAAGTCTCTTCGGAGGCAGTTCAAGGAGACATTCGTCGCCGGAGACGCAAAGAGTGCCGGCTACTGGGTGATATTCGAGGTTCTTCTCCCTGGTGCGAGAGAGGTCGTCGCCGAATCGATCACTCAAGGTGTTGAAAGAATCATATTCGGCAGTAGTAAGCGAAGAAGCGGTTCGTTGTATCCCCCGCAGACAGGTCCTGCAGGGAACATCATGTACAACCAGATTTCACAGGGGCTTGGGAGTCGTTTCTTGCCTAGGACTCCTGGTGGGATGCCTGGACCAGAGCGCGTAATGAGTCGTCAAGCACGCGCTGCTCACAACTTCGACGAAATCGTTCTGACGTTGCGATCCGATGCCGAACAGACCATCGACCAACTCATGAACATCGTGGCTCGTTACGGACAAGCATCCGTCGCGAATCTCTACGAGCTCGTTTCGTTCGAGGCTTCTCATGTCGATCACAAGTGGGGATGGACGGATCTGACAGGTGCCGGCGTGACGAAAGTCCGTGACGGATATTTGCTCGATCTACCCTCTCCTCACCCACTCTAGATCATGACAGTCAAAACCGTTGATCTCATTGAGTTTGCTGGACGAGTAGAAAGAGTGTGCGACTTTTTTCTTTCTCGTGTCGACAAAGACGGGTCAGACGACGTCAAAGTTCTAGAACAACTGAAAGAAACAGCCGCAGATCTGGCGACCGGAACCGCCGTGCTTGACTCCGCACAAGGTTCTCTCACGGGTCTATTCGAATACATGAGCGGAAATTAGGAGGCACGATGAGATTCCTTCCCGATGCGATTGGAAAAGTGATCACTTCTCCACTCGCACAGAAGAATTCCCCCGAAGTTCTTCTTGTTGCGGGGGCCGTCAGCATGGTGGGGAGCACCGTTCTGGCGTGTCGAGCCACACTCAAGATGGACGAGGTCTTGGGAAAGGCCAAGCACGATATTTCGAAGGCGCATCAGGCCTTCGAGGTCGCGAAAGACATGGAGGACACCGAGTACACCGAGCAGGATCGGCAACGTGACATCGCGATCATCTACTACAGGTCCACGGTCGCGACACTCAGGCTCTACGCACCGTCAATCCTTGCGGGCGCTTTCGGTCTTGCTCTGATCGCAACGTCGAATCGCATTCACGTACAGCGAGCAGCAGCTCTGTCCGCGGCGTACACGGCTCTCGACAGGGGATTCAAGGAGTACAGAGCGCGTGTCGTCGAAAAGTACGGTGAAGACGAAGATCGACGTCTTCGTTATGGATCGGAGAAGGTCGAGATCGTCAACCCGGAGACGGGTCGCAAGAAGACCGTCGAGCGTGTGGGTCCGAACGGAGAATCCATCTACGCCAAGTTCTTCGACGAGGCATGTCGACCGTTCAGCAAGGATCCCGAACTCAACATGTTCTTCATTCAGTCGCAGCAGAATTGGGCGAACGACACACTTCGATCTCGCGGGCACGTGTTTCTAAACGAGGTCTACGACATGCTCGATATTCCTCGAACCAAAGCTGGTCAGGTGGTCGGATGGCTCTGGCGTCCGAACGATCCGACTCACACGGGTGACAACTTCATCGACTTCGGCGTTTTTCGTGGTGATACGCAGGTTGTTCGCGACTTTGTGAACGGTCGTGAAGGTGCAATCCTGCTCGATTTCAACGTCGACGGTCCAATCTACGACAAGATCTAGGAGCCCTGATGGCAACTGAAGTGATCGCAGAGGAAATTGCCACCAATCTCGAAGAGGTGGCTGAAGTGACACGCAAGATCGGTAGCGCTGCCGGGTTCGGATATTTCGGTGTCGGTCTGATCATCGGCGCAGGTATCGGGTTCTACTACGGGCACAAGTACCTGAAGGAGAAGCTTCGCGCGGAAGCATTCGAGGAGAGCAAGGCTGAGGTCGAGCAGATCCGAGAGGCATATTCTGCTCGCGCTGTTGTGCAGGAGAAACCTGGAACGCCGGAGGAGATCGTCAAGGGGCAGGGATACGCTCACGCAGGCTCACCTGGAGCAGAGAACGCGAGTTCTGACACAACGGTGACTCGACTCAAGCCTCCGGTTCCCGTTCAGGAGCCCATCCAATACCACAGGGCTCCTCCACCTCCGGAGCCCACGAAGCCTGTCCATGACCCGCAATGGAACTTCGAGGAGGAGCTCGCCAAGAGAATTCCAGGCGAGCCTCACGTGATCCATGAAGATGAGTACCACGAAACGGAAGATGGTCTTCCTCGTCCGGGATGGACGCAAACCGCGATGACGTACTACGCTCGTGACGACGTTCTGACGAACGAGGACGGAGAAGTAGTTCCGAACGCGGAAGAGGTCATCGGGAATTACAATCTCCGCTTCGGTGTGGGATCAACCGATCCGGACCTCGTGTTCATCCGGAATCCAGAGCGAATGCTCGAGATGGAGGTCACTCGGGTCGACAAGTCCTACGAAGAGTACGTCCTTGGATTCGACTCTCATGAAGAGGGTTGATTACCAATACTTTGCTTGGCTCACTTCACAAATTCGAACGCCTCCGCGTCGACGGACTTACAACGAGTTGTTCGATAGACTCCATGCGACGGAGTTTGTGTGTATGCCTTCGGTCCAGCACGACGAGAATCGGATCGCAGACGCTCGATATTTGCGTGAAGAGTTTTCCGAAGGCGCAGCATTCACACCGAGCATGGAGGCCGTCTCTGTCCTCGAAGTTCTGATCGGGCTTAGCAGAAGATTGGAGTTCTTGACAAGTTGGCCTGCAGATACGTGGGCTTGGAAGCTCCTCAAGAATCTTCATCTCCACAGCATGTACGATCCGCTGACACATCGCAAAGCGGATATTCTCGACCAGACGATCGCGAGCTTGATCTGGAGAACGTACGAGCCGAACGGGCAGGGAGGGCTCTTTCCTCTAAAACACCCCGAAGAAGATCAACGACGGATCGAAATCTGGTACCAAATGAATGCTTACGTAATCGAGATGAATGCTCTAGGGGGGATGTGATGGATTTCTATCAGATCCGAACTAGAGAGACGAAGGCAGGATGGGAAGTATATCCTGACTTCATAGTCGGTCGTTCTAGGGATCTGATGGTACAAGGTCGAACCTTCTACGCTATCTGGGATGAAGCTCGGGGATTCTGGTCACGCGATGAATATGACGTGCAACGACTTGTAGATGAAGAGCTGGACGCCGAAGCTGCAAGGTTGCACGCTGAGACAGGACTCATATTCACCGTAAAGTCCATGCGCTCGTTTCAAAGTCAGTCGTGGGCGCATTTCCGAAAATTCCTGGCACACATCAGCGACAGCAGTCGTCCTCTTGACTCCTCGCTCACGTTTCTAAACTCTGAAGTAAAGAGAACCGATTACGTGAGCAAGACTTTGTCTTACCCGCTTGAAGAGGGCGATATTTCGGCTTGGAATGAGCTAGTCGGCACGCTATATTCCATTGAGGAGAGAGCCAAGATCGAGTGGGCTATCGGATCCATCGTGGCGGGAGATTCGAAGAAACTGCAGAAGTTCTTCGTATTCTATGGACCTGCTGGATCCGGTAAGTCTACTATCCTCAATATCATAGAGAAACTGTTCGAAGGTTACACCACGACCTTTGACGGGAAAGCCCTAGGTCGATCCGACGGAAATTTCTCAACCGAAGCGTTTCGGAACAACCCCTTGGTTGCGATTCAGCACGATGCTGATCTTTCCAAAATCGACGACAACACTCGGCTGAATTCCATCGTCTCACACGAACAGATGACGATGAACGAGAAGTATAAGCCGAGTTACACAGCACGTTCGAACGCACTTCTCTTTCTTGGGTCGAACCAGCCAGTCAAGATCACAGATGCCAAATCGGGAATAATTCGCAGACTCATCGATATTCACCCTACAGGCGTAAGAATCCCGGTTCGACATTACACGACCTTGATGAGTCAGATCGACTTTGAGTTGGGATCAATCGCGACTCATTGCCTCAAGGTATATTTGGAGATGGGTAAGAACGCTTACAACGGCTACCGTCCCCTAGAGATGATGTTGCAAACCGACGTCTTCTTCAATTTCATCGAGGCATATTACGACGTGCTCAAGAAGCAGGACTACATCACCTTGAAACAGGCCTACGGCTTGTACAAGGAGTTCTGTTCCGAGAATGGAATCGAACCTCGTGCGCAGTATAAGATACGCGAAGAGCTGAGAAACTACTACGATGAGTTCAAGGACCGTGCTGAAGTTAACGGCGAAAGATTCCGTAGCGTATATTTCGGCTTCAACGCAGAGAAGTTCAAGTTCCCGAAAGACATAGGCGAAGAACTTCCAGCGTTCTCGCTTGTTATGGAGGAAACAGAGTCACTGCTGGACGCCTTGTTTGCGGACCAACCGGCCCAGTTGGCGAGCAAAGACGAAACTCCTCTGAAAGCCTGGGCGAATGTTACGACGACACTTTCAGATATTGCTACAAACAAGGTTCACTTCGTAAAGGTCCCAGAAAATCACATCGTGATTGACTTCGATCTTCACGGAGGTAACGGTATATCCGCGCTCGAACGTAATCTTGAGGCAGCGAGTCGGTGGCCACCGACATACGCCGAGCTCAGTAAGTCGGGTACTGGAGTACATCTCCATTACGTGTATCCTGGTGACACATCGGAGTTGGCTACCGTATATTCTGAAGGAATCGAGATCAAGGTCTATACGGGAGACTCATCTCTGAGACGACGTGTTACGCTGTGTAATTCCATTCCTGTTTCGGGCATAAGCAGTGGGCTTCCGCTCAAACAGAAGAAGGAGAAGATGCTTAAGGCTAAGACGGTTACTAGTGAGAAGGGTCTCCGAGAACTAATTGAGCGGAACCTCAAGAAGGAGATCCATCCGGGAACCAAGCCGTCTATCGACTTCATTGCTCATATTCTCGAAGAAGCCTACGAGGATGGGCTGCAGTACGACGTGACGGACATGCGAACACGGATATTGGCGTTCGCAAACAACAGTACGAATCAAGCGACAACGTGCTTGAAGACGGTTCAAACGATGAAGTTCAAGTCCGAACACGATCTTGAAGGAGATCCGGACATATCTGTCGAAGTGAGCGATCCACGAATGGTCATATTCGACATCGAGGTCTATCCAAATTTGTTCGTTGTCTGTTGGAAGTTCAAAGGCGACGACACAGTTGTTCGTATGATCAATCCTTCGCGCGAGGAAATTGAGAATCTATGCAAGACGAAGTTGGTCGGTTTCTACAATCGACGCTTCGACAACCATATTCTCTACGCTGCGATGCTAGGTTACACGGTCGAACAACTGTACAAGCTGACCCGAAAGATTGTCATCGATGGTAACCGTAACGCATTTTTCGCTCAGGCGTACAACCTGTCGTACACCGACGTGTGGGATTTCAGTTCGGTCAAACAGAGTCTCAAGAAGTTCGAGATCGATCTAGGAATCCATCACATGGAGTTGGATCTACCTCTTGATCAACCCGTCGACGAAAGTGATTGGGCGCGAGTAGTGGAATATTGTGTCAACGATGTTCGAGCCACTGAGGCGGTGCTCGAAGATCGCTGGGAAGATTTCGTAGCACGGCAAATCCTCGCAGAACTTAGCGGATTGACCGTGAACGACACTACTCAGAGACATACCGCTCAGATCATATTCGGGAAAGAGAAGAACCCGCAGAAGTACTTCGTGTACACAAATCTCGCAGAGGAGTTCGATGGATATTCGTTTGATTCAGGCGTCAGTCACTACCGTGGAGAATGCCCCGGTGAAGGTGGTTACGTATACGCTGAACCTGGGTGTTATTCCAACGTTGCTCTTTTGGATGTCGCTTCGATGCACCCGACCTCGATTGAGATACTCGATCTCTTCGGCCCGTACACGGCCAACTTCTCGGCCCTAAAAGAGGCGCGTCTAGCGATCAAGAGGGGCGATTACGAGAGTGCACGGAAGATGATGGACGGTCGACTTGCTCCATATCTTGAGCATGAAGATGGAGCGGACAAGCTGGCATACGCTCTTAAGATCGTCATCAACATCGTGTACGGGTTGACGTCGGCGAAGTTCCCGAACCCGTTCATGGATCCACGAAACAAGGACAACATCGTCGCCAAGCGTGGTGCTCTGTTCATGATCGACTTGAAACATGCTCTTCAAGAGCGTGGACAGCAGGTCATCCACATCAAGACCGACTCGGTGAAACTTCCGGGCGTAACACAAGAAACCATCGATTTCGTAATCGAGTTCGGAAAGAAATACGGTTACGACTTCGAGCACGAGATCACGTACGACAAGCTCTGTCTCGTGAACGATGCGGTCTACGTCGCAGTCAAGGACGGAAAATGGACCGCCGTAGGCTCTCAGTTCCAACACCCGTATGTATTCAAATCTCTGTTCTCTGAAGAAGATCTCACGTTTGATGATTTCTGTGAAAGCAGAAGTGTGCTTCAGGGGACAATGTACCTCTCAAAGGAGGAAGATCATGAGAATCGCGAGACTCTCGATCATCGTCGGATGCGTCACCTTGGTCGGACTGGCCGATTTGTTCCAGTCCTACAAGGCGGCGGCACTCTCTACCGTGTCAAAGACGACAAGTACTATGCCGTAACAGGAACAAAGGGGCATCTCTGGATCGAAGCTGAGATTGCCAAGACCTGGCCTGATCTCCAAATCGACATGTCATATTTCGTTAAGTTGAGGGATGAGGCTATCGCAACAATCGAGAAGTTCATTCCGTTTACGGAACTCATCACACTCGTTCCTCCGTTCTAAGGAGCATAGATGGCACAAGGTGACGGTACTGTTGTGATCGAAGGTGCACGAATCCTTTATCGCAACTTCAAGGGCGAGAAGAGACAGTACAACAACCCCGGAGATCGAAACTTCTGCGTCGTTCTCGATGAGGATACGGCCGCTGCGATGGCCGCAGATGGGTGGAAGATCAGACGAAGGAAGCCAAGGGACGAGGAGGATGTCGATCGGCCACCATTTCTGCAGGTGAAGATCAACTTCGACAGTTGGAAGCCTCCTCGAATCGTTCTGGTCACCAGTGGAGGACGGGTGAACCTTGACGAAGCTCAAGTCGAGATGCTCGATTGGGCCGATATTCTCAACGTCGACCTGATCGTACGTCCGTTCGCATGGGAAAGAGAGCAGGACGGTACTAGCGGGATCACCGCATATCTTCAGAGCATGTTCGTCGTGATCGAAGAGGATCCTCTGGAGATGAAGTACAGCGAAGTTCCTCAGCGATAATGGTGGAGGCCGCCATAATCCGAGAACCTGACGACCTAATCGCAGACACTCGGATATCTATCGGAACACCCAAAGGTAAGGACGACTTCTATTTCGTGTTTCGAGGAGATCCAGAAAAGGTCGTTGAGTTGCTCGAACGTGTTCTACCGGTGGTACAGGCTGCGCTACCTGCCGGACTGTACGAGGATACGCGATGATCGAAGCCGCCTTCCTCGTTGTCGTCGTCGCAATCTTGGTACTGATTAGTGTAGCCTTCGGCTACTTCCTAGGTGCTCATCGTAACCCTCCTAACGAATAGGAACCTATGGAAACCACCAGTATTACCCAGAAGTACGTCAGAAAGCCGCTATACGTCGATGCGGTGCAAGTCACGGAAGAGAACTTCGGCGACATCGCACGTTGGTGCTTCGGAGAAGTAGGCAATATCGACGAAAGTCCCGTCGATAGGTCGAAAGACTATGAGCCTACTAAGCAGTATATCCATGTGCGCGTCCACAACCCGAAGAACCCACGTCAGACGAAGGCGTTCGTGGGGGATTGGATCCTCTACACAGAACGTGGGTACAAGGTGTACACGACAAAGGCGTTCCAAGCCAACTTCACGAAGGTGGACGACGAATCTTCCGACTAGGAGACGACGAAAGGGGGTGATTGATATTCCGAACATGGAGGGGGAGAACACCATGACCGAGATCATGAGGTTCTTCGACAGCACCCCCGGACGTCCCTTGAAGGAGGGTGAGTTCGCGGCGTTCTGGAAGTCCCTCAGCAGTGAGGAGAAGGACGAGTTCCGGAAGGCGCGACTCAGGAAGTAGCAGGTACCACCCTTGTTTTACCTCACGGAGCGGGGCAGAACTTTCCTCCTGTCGACGAAAGCAAGTTAGGCGAACGTGAGAGGGCATGGTAGTTGGTAAACTTAATACCCGCTAGAACGCTGAACAACTACGCGATGTCCACCCCTATATCCGAAAGGATTCCTATGAGTGAAGAACCATACGAAGAGACGATCTTCGAGTTTGCTGATGGGCTGTGGTGGAGCATCGAAGAAGACCCCAGCGACATAGGATACGAGTACGAAGTCCCTTTCACCAAAGACCCTGCAAAGATGTGGACTCGAATTGACCACTTGAAAAGACATGGATGGAAAGTCAAGAATCCTCCTGAAAGCTCCGACAGGATCGTTCTCTTCAAAGGAACACCCCCTGTAAGCGATCAAGGAGACGTGTCGTGAAGTTGCGCGTGTTCATCACAGTTCTGGTAAGCGCTGCAATGCTGGCGCTCGCCGTTGACGCCCAAGCAAAGGGTGAGTTCAATCGAGAAGTACCGAAGTGGTGGATCCCCAGTGCACTCTGTGTGCACAAGTACGAAGGCTCGTGGCAAGATCCGGGGCATCCCTACTACGGCGGCATGCAGATGGACTGGACATTCATGAGCCACTACGGTGGCTGGTCCCTTCGCCATCTCGGAACAGCCGATCACTGGCCGATCAGAACACAGCTACTTGTCGCGTATCGCGGCTGGAAAGTCCAGGGCTGGGGTGCATGGCCCAACACGTCACGGATGTGCGGACTTAGATAGAAGAACTGACGCAGGAGGAGTCGTGAAACAAGTCCCTATTCTTCCTCTTAGCACCACTCAGCGTCTGAACGAGAAGTACAACGAAGGATTTCGACATGGAGTCATCATTGGAGTAATCATATCCATCATCGTCGGAATCATCCTCAACTTCGTATGGACAATCGTCCTCTAGGAGGTTTCACATGCCAGTTCGGAAGAGTAAGGGCGGATACAAGTATGGTACGACCGGAAAGGTCTACCACGGAAAAGGCGCAAAGGGGAGAGCAGCAAAGCAGGGGAGGGCAATCAAGGCGAACCAGAACAAAAAGTAGACAAGCTCCCCCGGAAGGAGCCGCCTTCCAATGGGGGTAGAGCCGAAGGGGGTAGGGGGTGGAGAGTCCTCTGTCAAAGGGACCATTTCCTACCTCCAACGGCTAAATTATGTGAGAGGAGGTCAAGATGGTTATTCGTATTCACTACTTCTCCGCAGTTGTCGGCGCAGTCGCAGGGGCGCTCCTCGCCAGGAAGTACTGGAAGTAACTCTTCTACAAGTCGCCTCGTACCCTATAACTTCATATCTTCAAGGAGAGTAAATGGCAGACGAAGTCACCAACATCAACGAGATCAAGCAGACGAGCGACGGAAGTGTCAAGATCACGGTCGAGACGTACAACGATCTGCTCAAGAAGGCCAACCGGCCCACGGAAGTCATCGTCAACAAGACCGAGGTCATCAAGACGGCAGCGATCCTCGCTCAGGAGTGCCGGCTATGGGGCGGAGGTCTCATGGCACTGGGTGCATCCATGTTCGTCGTCGGCGCGGTCATCTACAAGCACGGTCGCGTGTAGCGAGTAAGACTTAAAGTTTCCGTCCCAACTTTAACCTGCTGTCTACGGGAATCCGCAATAAAACGTCGGTAAGGTTGGGAATCCGGCGTTGCTATACTAGTCGCGAATAAAACATGGGGTATAGTGAGAAGAAAGAGTCAACGTACCGACTCGCTTCTCATTTTTTCTTTCGCCTTGAAGGAGACCCTATGGAATACAAAGATCAAAGCGACTGTCAGAACTGCGGAAAGCGAGTGTACTACGGAATCAAGCAGTTCAAGAACGGACGGACCGAAGGTACAAGAGAGTGGCGTCATGTTGATACAGGCAACATGAAGTGTGTCGGTGTTATTCCGCGTGCCACTCCTGATGACACGACGTGGATGCGCGTTCATGATCGTGAAGTTGCCCGGGGTAAGAAGCTATATCCTTGGGTCTACAAGAACGTACCGAGTACTTTCTGATGGGAACGCCCATCTCTGAACTCGGTGTCTGCGTACCTCGCTATGACGACTTGACCGGATTCATGGTCTGTGCGTTTACGTGGGATACCCCAGGATTTCTTCTTGGTATGCCGATCAACCGGCACCATATTTGTGGTCTCGACGAGGGACACGAAGGAGATCACAAAACTAGTAAGGGTGATACCAAGGAACAAGAGTGATGTACAAAGATGCAGCTGGATGGTGAAATGCAGCGGCACCATCCGTCAGGGTTAATACGTCTGGATTCCTCGTGGCGGCTACTACAGCGGGCCAGGATCGCTTTGACGGGCGTTACCGAGAGGTATGAAGGGCGTGATTAACTCGGTGGCTGGCAACAACATCGTAAACGTGGTTGTTTCGATCGACGCGTCCGATGAGATAGCCGTCCGGCTGCATCTCTGTGCATCACTTTAGGAGGGAGCGTTTGGGAATCGACAACATCGATATCTTGAAAGAGGACTTTGGCGAGTCAAAGCAATCCACGAGGCGTCCTGAACGCTTGAGGGATAAAAACGTCGCGCGGTCCGGTGTAGACCGGATAGCTCGCCAAACTAAGGAAGCGAGAGATTCCTCGGATGCTGTCCACCGCTGTGACTCCCTTCCCGGCGGTGTGACGGGGCAGAACGTCCGAGGATAGGGTGGGGGCGTTTTAGACACCGCATCTAGGCGTCCCCATCCGCCTTGCTTCCAAAAACTAGAGAGGGGAATCCCGCTTGGCGGCCGGAGATAGGACATGACCAGTGCGATCCGGATTGCAGCTAGACAAGTCGGATCTTGCCGCGTGGACGCCTTGGACCGAGGACCGAGGAACGCGCACCTGGTACGGGTGTCCTACTAGCTTCCCCTCTCTAGATGAATCTTGTGAGGGACTAGGGGGTAACGATCTCCTAGTCCTTCGCCGGCCATACACGTCTTCTATTTTTTTGAAAGGGATATTGCGCATGAGTGATGTTTGGTACCTATCTTCTACTCACTGTTGTCGGGCGATTCGACTTATGGAGAGATGGATAGAAGAAGGATGGGTTCCCGACGAGCATGGCTCACCTAATCTTCTAGAGATGTGGAGTGAAGCTCTAGAAGTAACTCTAGACGAAAACGAGATGTCTCCGATCGGGCCAGATCCCTATCGTGTTGTTCAATTTCTAAGGACACTACAACTACGTGAAAGAAGCGAGAGATGAGCGATAGGCCGGTCATTCTTCGTAGCAGGATCGTAACAGAACCTGTAGAAGTGCCCGAGGGACATCTTATTTGTTCAAAGTGTAAGGGTCATGGTCTAATTTCCAAGTATGACCAAGGAGTCAAATCAATGGCCTACGATCCTGAGTTGGATGCAAAGTCACCATGTCAAATCTGTAAGGGGCAAGGGTATGTCCCAAGAAATTGAGGAGAACGTTGCTAGACCTCAGACCACATCAAGAAGCCGCTCTAAAGCAGCTCGATAACGGAAACATCCTGTGGGGTGGAGTTGGCTCTGGTAAGTCGCGTGTGGCTGTGGCCTATTACAAACGCGAGCACAAAGAGCGAGACGTCTTCGTCATCACCACAGCGAAGAAGAGAGACAGCATCGATTGGCAAACCGACTTCGCTCGTATCGGTGTCGGTAACGCTCCGAACGCCACTGTTCATGGAGTTCTCACTGTTGACAGCTGGAACAACATCGAGAAGTACACGGGCGTTCATGGTGCTTTCTTCATCTTCGACGAACAACGGCTGGTGGGTAGTGGAAAGTGGGTAAGGTCGTTTCTCAAGATTGCTCGTCAGAACTACTGGATCATGTTGTCCGCTACCCCAGGAGACACATGGCTCGACTATATCCCAGTTTTCATCGCCAACGGGTTCTACGCTAACAGGACTCAATTCAAACTCGAGCACGTGCGCTATGCGCCCCACACAAAGTTTCCCAAGGTCATCGGCTATATCGGTGAAAGGCGTCTGAACAAGATAAGAGACAGTATTCTCGTTCATATGCGGTACTCCAGCGAGACGATCAAACACTACGTGACGTTGGCTGTGGAGCACAACGAGGAGCTCGTTCAGCATGTACTCAAGAATCGCTGGCATATCTATGAGAATCGTCCCATCAAAGATATCGCAGAGCTCTTCGGAGTGATGCGTAGAGTGGTCAATAGTGACCCATCGAGATCGAAGAAGATCGAGGGATTGCTCGGGCGTCATCCGAAGATGGTGATCTTCTACAATTTCAACTACGAACTCGACATTTTGAGGCGTCTGAACGCGGATGTCGAGACCGCAGAATGGAATGGTTGGAAGCACGAACTTCTGCCCACTTCTGAAAACTGGCTTTATTTTGTGCAGTACGTAGCGGGGTCTGAGGGGTGGAATTGCACTACCACAGATACCTCACTTTTCTACTCATATACGTACTCATATAAGATGTGGCATCAGGCTCATGGCAGAATTGACCGGATGGACACGCCTTTTACGGATCTGAATTATTTCGAGCTCCGGTCCAAAAGTGGCGTGGATAGGGCGATTCGAAGGTCTCTAGTCGCCAAAGAGAATTTTCAACCCTCAAAATTCGACGTTTCTTCTCTAGCCCACTTTTAGTTCAAAAACTCTTCTGTACGCGCGAACCTAATAAGCGAAAAGGATATACAGATATTAGGGTAAGCGTATAGAAAGTTTTTTGCGAGGAAAAGTGGGCGTGACCGACCTACAAGGAGGACGCATAAAAACTGCCCACAAGGCCGCGCCTTTGCCCAAGGCCTCTAAAGATTTCAGAGGATGGAGTATGACAGAAGAAGTGTGGCTTCCGATACCTGATTTTCCAGGGTACAGCGTCAGTAATCTCGGTCGGATCCATTCAGATCGGTTCGATCGCAATCTGTCACTGTCTCTCACGCAGTATGGCCTAGTTCAAGTCGGAATGATGAGGGATGGGAAACGATGGCATCGATCTCTCCCTCTCCTAGTTGCGAAGGCCTTCGTGCCTGAGGTTGATGGACCTTTCGATACTCCTATCAACATGAATGGAGACCGAGAGGATAATCGAGCAGCAAATCTCACATGGCGGCCTAGGTGGTTTGCGATTCGCTACCATCAACAGTTCCGTAATCCATATCGTTCACGCATTGATCGCCCTATCGTGGATCTCCATACAGGAGAAGTGAGTCACGACTCACTAGCTTGTGCAATTCGTTATGGTCTTCTCGAGCAAGATCTAGTCGAATCGATCATCGCTCGAACCTATGTCTGGCCTACCTACCAACAGTTTGGAGTTGCTGATGTCTGAGCTGAAGAAAGGTGACATTGTCGAAGATCCTGATGGAACGAAGTGGTATGTTCACTCAATCGTCACACTAAACGGAAAGCCAAAACCTCAGAAAATTCGAGTTGGTTCCATGGCCGCCAAGTTGTTGGGTTACGAATCCGCAGAACAAACATCGGGGGGTTAGATATATGCCTAATGAGACAGTGAAACCGTATAGAGATCCTGTTCCTGGACGTGGATCGATTGAACTTCGTCGTACAGCAGCCGGCGTCTATTCGTGGGTGATTACGATCTGGACGGATGCGATTGTGACCGATGGTCATCTGATTGGTATGGTGGATTCAGTGGAACGAGTCGATCAAGAATTGAAGAAAAGGTATCCAGAATCAACCTCAGAAGGAAAGAAGTAGAACAGATATTTGGGTGTAAGTAATTCGCGGTATATTATGGAAGGGCATAGGATAAGTCACTTTCTTTTTCGTTTATTTCATCGCGAAGGGCGAAAGGAGGTTTCGTGGCTACCCAAACTATTGACATGCAGCCTCAAGTTCTGAATCTTCAGTTGTACTCTGGAGACGGATTTTCTTTCCGAATGGTGTGCAAGAACGCGGCAGGAGACTCCATTGACATGGGAGGCACAGTCAAAGCTCAGATTCGTAAAGACAGAACTACTCCCGAAAATCCTCCTATTCAAGAATTTACGGTTGGTATGACTGATGCCTTCCAAGGGATCATTGTCCTATCGATCACTGGTGCGCAAACTCAAGCTCTGACCGATGAACCGGTTGGCGATGGTTTGAAGTTCTCTGGGGTCTGGGACGTCGAATGGGAGCCGGCTGAATCTGAACCGAGAACGATCTGTCAAGGTATAGTCGAGTGTGTCGCTGATGTCACTCGATGACGACGTCTTCGTTGAAGTAGAGTACGACGAAATCGTAATCGCCGTCTCTCCGGTCGCAGAAGTTCCAGTCGGGAAAATTCCCGATGTAGTAATTTTGGCCTCTGGAAATATTGGCCCACCCGGCCCTCCTGGGCCGGCGGGTGGTCCTATGGGACCTCAAGGTCCAAAAGGTGATGTTGGATATACAGGGCCTCCTGGCCCACAGGGCCCACAAGGTGTTCAAGGCCCTACTGGAAATACGGGAGGTACAGGTCCTACCGGTTCCGCGGGACCAGGTGTTGCCCCCGGAGGTACTACCGGACAAAGGCTCGTTAAGAAAACCGATGCCGACTACGATACTCAATGGACTAATGCTCCGCCTGGAGCAGATGTTCAAAAATTCCTTGCTAATGGTAGTTGGGTAAAGCCTGCCGGAGCTACTGTCGTTCACTTCATTCTTGTTGGTGGGGGAGGCGGCGGAGGTGGAGGTCGTTGCCGAGCTAGTACAACAGTTGTAGGTGATGGAGGCGGCGGCGGAGGTGGCGGCTGTCGTCAAGAAAAAATGATGCTCGCTGCTGATCTACCAGCAACACTAGATATCACCGTAG